CCCACTCTAGATCCAACACTCTCTTTTGAGAGTATAGATTTTCTAGTTGTTGCATTATCGCCTCCATTAATAACCTCCTCGTAGGTTATTCTATTTACTCTTGGATCATGCATTTCTCCAAGATACTCCCATTTTATATCAGATTTTCCTAATCTGTCAATGATAGCATTTTCTATGTCTATCGGAGTTTCAACACACTCTATAATAAAATCAGTAGAGTGTCGATAAGCAGATATTTTAACTTTGAATTGTTTAGAGTGCATTTTTCCTTTCTATTATTGAAATGAGGCGGGATTGTGTCCCGCCTCAAAATTTCAGTTATTACGCACCTTCTACGCCGAAGATACCTCTAGGGTCTGATACTCCAAATGAGTATCTTTCTCTAGCTTTGTATCTTACGTTGCCAGTGTCGAAATCACCTTCCATTGCAGTTGTCAACGGAGCTCTTGTGAACATTTTCATACCGTTTGGTACGTCTGTCAAGATATAGAATGCATCAGAGTCAGTTAAGTAATTATTAACTCTGTATCCTTGCGGAATCATACCCATAGATACGATTGCATTGATATCGTTGTCAGCTGTTCCAGTTCTACCTTGAGACTTCATAAGTCTCTCAGCTGTAAACTGAAGCTCTGAAGGGATAATCATTTTTACCCCTCTAGCTGCAACTCTAAGACCTCTTTCATCTGTGATAGCAGCGATGTCAATCATCGATTGCTCCAAAGATGTTTCGTTAAGATCTGCCTGAGTAGTTAAGGTATTTGAAAAAGTACCTGCTACTGTAGGGTGGTCAGTTGTAAACAAAGCTTTTGTATCACCTGATTTAAATGTTGCTGTTGAAGGCAAACCATTTATTAAAGGCTCAACTGCTTTCACTTGTTTAGCGTTTGACATAGATCTTGCTAAAGCTTTTGTATATCTAGCAGCAAGTCTATCGTAGAGATTATCTTCGATAGCTTCTTCTGTGATAGCAAATGCTAAAGCTACGGTCTCGTGAGTGTAACGAGCTGTGAAAGTTTCTTGTGCTTCGTCAAAAGATACTCCTGCACCTTCACCTTTCACTTGTGCGTTTCCGAAACCAGATAACATTACTTCTTCTTCAAAAGCTCTGTCACTGTTTTCGTTTGTATAAATCTCAGCATGCTGATTTTCATACCTTTTATATTCCAGCCCAAATAGTGCATTTAGGCCTGGTTCTAGTTCTTTAACTAGCTGTGATCGTGATATTGCCATAGTCTATATGCTCCTATTAATTGTGGCCGTTGAACGAATTTAGGTTCGATACAACAACTACAGAATGTCTAACCGCAGTAGCATCCTCATTTTCAGGATCTTCTGCTGATCTTAACATTCTAAACTGTTTACCGTTCGCTGAAGTAGTTCCAATGTCCAAAGTCGATGAAGACTTACCAGTAGTATCGCTACCTGCTGATGAGTTCATGTCATACGTTTCTAGAAATGTTGCTACTCCAGTTGCCGCATCCGCTGCAACCACGTATTGCTGGAAAGGGTCGTCTATTACAAAGGCTGTTGTGTCTTCACTGTTAGCTGGTGTAATAGTTGCTTTGTAGAAATTTGCAAAAGTCGGCTTCAAAGTTGAAGCGTCGTTGTAGAAAATTCCGTTCAAAACACCTAAGATATCTGCAGCAGAACCGTTTCCGCCTACTACATAACCGCTAGAGATTTTAACACATTCACCATTGTATATAGTTGTGCTGTGGCCAGCGTCGATTTTGTATTTCCCTTGACCTTGGATAGATGGTCCTCCACCTAATCTTCCAGCTGGGATAAGTCCAAAACCTTGTGTGTTTTTATTAGCCATAGTTTTCTCCTATTCCAATGTTTATGTTTAAGTTAATCCGATGATATAGAAATAATTAAAAAATTATTTTTTAGTACCACCGAAGGTTACACGAGACTGCCTATCAACATTGATCGGCATCCTCTGATCCTGCTCCTTCATAAGATCGTTTTTCACAGCTTCATCTCTTTGTTTATGACGATTAGTCATATACTCTTGACGTTGCCTCGCAATCTCTTCTGGTACCTTCGCAAGTAGAAGGCCACCGACCCCAATCACTCCCTTGTATTTGCCGTCTTCGACGACTGGATAGTCAGATGCATTTTCGACTTCTTCAGAACGAACTAATTCATATCCTTCTCTTAATCGTCCAGATATATTTTTCGTATCTTGAAAGCCAACGCTTTCTGCTCTAATCCATCTATACCTGAATCCATCAGGTGCAGGGGGTGCATCTAGAGAAGATGGTGGAACCCACACTTTAGGTCTCTCAGACTTTTCTCGTGTTTGGTTCGCACGTGAAGTATTTTTTTGCTTTTCCATTTTACGCTCCTTCCGTGTTTTTTAGTTGTTTTGCGTACTCTTCGAGTGGCACACCTAATTTTTTAGCTATTGCTACTTGAGAAGATGTGAGTCTCACAGTTTTGCGTCCTGGTTTTACGCTTCTATTTGCTGATGCAACCGTTTGCACGGGAGCGGACGTTTTCTCTGCCTCATTATTACCAAATTTAGATGGAAAGTCAACTTTCATTCTTCGATCTATCTCCTGATAATATTCATCAGAACTAGTATCATAACCTTCATTTTCCAAATCTTTGTGATGTTCAATTGCTGTGTTAGTCATGGCTCTATTGGCACCAAACCAAGTATTTTTAGATGCCCATTGCTCCGCTTTAGGGTCAGGCATTGGTGTACTTGGTGTTTGAGGTTGTTCAACAGATTTAACTGGCTCTTCAACTTTAGCCTGTTCTCTGCTTTGTTTTGCTTGTTTGATCCTAGCATTTTCAAAAGATAACTCTGCTATTCGTTTATTAGCAGCTATCTGACCTTTTGCATCAGATGCTTCTATAGCAGAAGCTAGTTCTCTTTCTGCAGCTTCTAACCCAGCGTTGATATTTTTTTCAAATCTATCTAGGTTATCTAAGTCTGTTTTTTTGAAACGAGACTCTGCCTCTTTTCTTTTTTCTTCAACAGCTTTTGCATACTCAAGAGCAGCTTGTTCTCTTCTCTCTGCTTCTCTCATTTTACGAGTTAGTTTAGCAATACGTGATTGTACTCCTTTACTATACTCTTCTAGTTTATTATCATCTTTTACTTGTTCTTGTTTCTTTGTTTCTTGTTCTTGATTATTTTGAACATCCGACTGCTCATCAGATTTCTCAGATGTGTCAGCGGGCTTATTATTGTTTTCAGTATTTTCATTTGATACCTCCACTTCATTTTCAAATGTTTTATCCTCTGGTATATCTATCTCTGCACCAGGGCCTGACGTATCGATGTCAACCGTTTTCTTTTCTTCTTCTGGCATAGCTTACTCCTTCCTATGTTTAAAACTCATGCAAGATGTCCTCTGGACTATCAATTGTTGCTAAAACTTCATCGTCGTTTAGCAGACGCATTTCCCCACCCTCTATTTTGATTCGACTACCTGCATACCTTGCAAACATAATCCAATCTTTTTCTTTGCACCACGGACCTTCAGGATACCTCTCTTTATCCTTATAGCATTGAGAGCCCATAGCCATTACTAAACCAACTTGTGATGCAACTTGCTGTCTCTCTAAAGTATCTTCAGCTAGTATTACTCCACCTTTAGTTTTTTCTTTCATTTTAAAAGGTAAAACTAAAAGTCTCCATCCAGTTGGTTTTGGTAATTTTGGTTCTTCTTTTTTTGATTCAACCCCTACTAATTTCTTTTTTGGTATTTTAATTTTTTGACTTGGGGTCAATATTGATGACTGTTCCTTTTCCATTTTGCTCCTTATCTTCTAGCAGGTTAGAGAGTTCCTGTAGTGTTGCCTCTATGGCAGCTATTTGCCCTACTATATATCTATATTTTTCCATATTGTCAATACTGCCTGACGTTATTGATATAGACAAAGCATCGGCTCTTGTTTTTAAAAACTTAATTAGTTTTGTTATAACGGTTTCTAATTGCATTTTTGCCTTTCTTAAAAATTGCAGCGACTTTATTTTTACCCATAACCTTGGCTCGCTGTTCTCCAACGGTTAGAATTTGTATTTTTCTAGCAAAAGGTTTGCTTATACGTTTTACTTTTGCAACAGTTGCTCTTGCATCTGCAGGAGTTGCAAATTTAATCCCGACTGTATCTCTCGGGTTTTCGTCTGTATAAAGTCTTCTACCAGATCCTTTTGGTTTTTTACCTGTTCCGACTTTTGGATCTGCCATAAGATTTCATTTCCTTAATATGTTTTTTAATTATTTTTGATTGTTTTTTATGTAACTTAGAAGCTTTACCTAAAGCCTTTGCTACTTTATTTAGTTTTTTTACCATTTAACATTTCCATCTTCTGCGAGCCTGTCTTAGTCTTGAGTTAGGATCTCTTGCAGCTTTAGGAAACTTTTTCATTTGGCCTGCACTTCTTGCACAAAATGATTTACGTCGTTTAGCAGCTTTTGATCCTGGTTTGACTTTGCCAGTGACCGCTGTTTTTAGTTTAGAGCCAGGATTTAATCTTCTGTAGGCTTTGACCCCAGCTTGTGTCATGCCTGCTCCAGACTTTGTAGGTCTAAAGTTTTTTTTATTTCTAGGTGGCATACCACCTTTTGATAATTTTGCTCTCATTTGAAAGTCTGTTCTCAAACCATTCCTCCGAATCCCATTTTTTTTCTTTTAGCAAATGTTGCAACATTAGTTGGTTTACCACCAACACCTTGTGCAACTGCTCTTTTTCTAGAAACTGCTGATCGTCTTTGTCCCTCTGTCATACGTCTTGCTTTTGCAAGTGGGACACATTTTGGATACTTACGTTTAGCATCTGCTTTCTGTTTTGATCTTCCACATTTAGAAAAAGATCCATCCTTCTTCTTACTACCAATGTCTACCCATTGTTGCTTGAACCATTTATCAAGTCCATTCTTTGCCATGGCACTACGAGTTCTTTCCGATAGCGTCTCTATTCATTCCTCTAAGGCAGACACCGCCACCTTTTCTATAACCTTGTCTTTTCAATCTTTGAGTAGCTTCCATTAAACCACCTTCAGCTTT